AATACACGCCAAAGTCAGATGGCGATGATGAATACAAAACAGCATGGGAAACTATGAGAAAGCTAGAGAGGGTAACTAGATGAATATAGAACTAGGCATTTGTGCCATTGCCTATAACGGCTACGGCAAATACGTTAAGGGGTTACTTGAGAATATCAACAAAATGAGTCCGAAACCAAAGCAGGTAACTATCGTGCTTGGTCGCGGTCATGGTTGCGAGGATAGCATTGAAACGCTGTCTAAAGCGTTCTCACGGCTGGTTGTTATAAAAGACGATAAAGCACCCACAATGGGGCGATTACGCAATGTAGCCGTTGCAAACACGCCTACCGAGTGGATAATGTATGTTTCTGTTGATGATTTAATCGAAAGAACAGCCATTAGAACGTTCAGCCAATACGCAGACTACGACTACATCTGTGCTTCATGGTATAAAGTGGATTTGAAAGGCGAAATAACTGGTCATTCATCAGTAACGCCATACACTTATTACAAAAATCAGTCTAAGTTGAGGGAAGATGGTCGCAGACGCAAGGGCGGGTTTATAATCGGGCATTCACCATACAAAAGATGGCTTTGGGAAAAGACAAAATATCCTGAACACGACTACCCGAACTCCCCATTTGTGCTTGGGTGCGTATTAAACAAAGCCAAGTTTGTGCGATGTGAAAAACCGACGACAACATACGTCAAACATGAGGGTAGCCACTCGCTCACAACGTTGCTAATCAAGACCGAGAAACGCAAAGCGAACCTCTACAAAGGCGAGTTTGAAAAGGGTATCAAAAGTTATTACGAGCAAAGACGAATTGAACGCAGACGCAGAGCAAAGAGGTGTAGGCGTTGTGAGATAAATCGACAAGCGAAAAACCCAGCAACAGACATGGGTGCGAAATAGAGGTATAATATAATCATGGTAGAAAATCAAAAACACGCTGGGGGAAGACCACTCAAGTTTGAGTCAGTAGAAGACTTGCAGAAAAAGATAGACGCTTACTTTGCCGAGTGCGACCCACACGTTATTTATGTTGAAGAACTAGAATATCCAAAGAAGAAGAACAAGAAAGGCGTGTTGGTATTTGACCACGAAGCCGAGCCAGAACTAATCAAGAAGAAGAAGATGTCGAGTCAGATACCATACACAGTAACAGGGCTTGCTCTAGCACTTGACACATCTCGAGAAACATTAGTCAACTACGAATCGAAGCAAGAGTTTTTTGACACTATAAAAAGGGCTAAACTACGATGTGAAAACTTTAATGAGTTAATGCTCTATTCTAATAGCCCGACAGGAACGATTTTTAACCTCAAAAATAACTATGGTTGGAAAGACAAGACCGAAACTGATTTGACTAACAATGGCGACTCGTTCGAGCCAGTTATCGTGAGGATAATCAATGAGCCGACATCAGATACTATTGCCGAGTGAGTTTAGCCGATTGCTAGATGACGACTGGCGTGAAATGGCTATTTGGGGTGGTCGCTATTCACTCAAGTCGCATAGTGTAGCCAGAGCATTATTAACATTGGCGATGAAACGCAAACTACGCTTTGGTTGCTTCAGGGAGTTTCAGAACAGCATTGCCGATAGCTCATACCAACTGCTCGTTGATTTGATTAAATACTACGAGCTGACGAACTTTGTCGTTACGAGGGACACGTTGATAAACCGCCTGAACGGGTCTGACTTCATATTCAAGGGTTTGCATAACAACACACAGAATATCAAGTCGTTAGAGGGCATTGATTACGGCTGGGTCGAAGAAGCACAAACTATCACAGAAGAAAGCATTGAAATCTTAGTGCCAACAATACGAAAGACGGGGAGTAAAATTATATGGACTTATAACCGACTGACCGAACTCGACCCGATTCACAAACGCCTAGTAGTTGACGGGCGACCTGATACTGTTTTGTTGAACGTGAACTATGATGTAGCTGATAAATACGGCTGGCTTAATGAGGCGACCAAGAAAGAAATTGAGTGGGACAAAGAACATAACCCCGAACTCTACAATCACAAGTGGCTCGGTCAACCAATCAGCCAAACTGAAATGGCGATATTATCGAGGGATAACATACTCAAAGCCATGCAACGTGATATTGCTGACGACGGAGCAACCGAGGTGGGCGTTGACGTTGCTCGCATGGGTGATGACAGGTCGGTATTCTGGCAGAGGAAAGGTTTGAAGACCATCAAGCACGAAGTCCACAGCAAACTACGCTTGACCGAATTAGCAGACAGACTTGAATCGTTTGTCGATTTTGAGAAGTCGATATTGCTCAAGATAGACGATACAGGCGTTGGCGGGGGATTAACCGACATTATGGTTGAGCGTGGCTACAATGTCATGGCGATAAACTTCGGCTCGGTGGCAATGGACGCAGATAAATACCCCAACTATATTTCGGAAGCGTGGTTCTATATGCAGACCATACTTGACCAAATGCAATTGCCGATGGATAGGGATTTATTGATGGAACTATCTACAAGACAATGGAAGCAGGACAGCAAGGGCAAGCGAGCAGTTGAGGGTAAAAGTGATTTCAAAAAAAGAGGGTATAGAAGCCCAGACCTCGCAGACGCTTGTATAATTTGCTACTATACGCCACAAGCCCCGACTATCGAGTGGGCGAAACCGAGATAAATAGTTGCTAGCCAATGCGTGAGATGAACTGATATAATTGTAAGAGAGATAAAAGTAAGGAAAACCAATCAATGCACCCTTTCAAAGCACTTGGAAACTTGTTCAAAACTAAAATCACAGACTTACTCGGTGGGCTAAACATCGACCTCGACAGAGTGGCTTGGCAGTCGGTAAGCGGGACATATTCGCATTATAAACGCAACGACATGGAAAACGGCTATGCGTCAATACGAGTTATTGTCAACAACTTTGCAAAAATAGAACCTTATGCCATTGATAAAGCGTCAGCAAAGGTGGCAAGCGACGTCTTAGACCGCTTATACACGCCAAACTCGGCTATGTCAGCATACGAGTTCAGGGAAGCGTTGGCTGTGATGACGCTTGTTCACAACAAAGTGCTGGTGCGAGTTCACCACAAAGGCGAAGTAAACAACCTTAAAAAGATACGACCAGAATCAATAACTGGCTTCACGTTCCTTGAGGGCTACACAGCCCGCATTGTTGAGGGTGCTTGGCAGTATAAAATGCCTAATGGCGAAACGCTGACCGACAAAGAAGTTATCACATTGCTCAACATCAACCCGTATGACCTAGACGCTGGCTTCAGCCCTGCATACGCTTCAAGACGCTGGACTACGCTAGACGATTACATTGCTGATTATCAAAAGGGCTTCTTTGAAAATGGTGCAGTCCCGACAGGGCAGATGATTATAACCGCCAGTAGTCTAAAAGATTACAACGACACAGTTGACATGCTAATTGCTCGCCATCAAGGTTCAAGCAAATCTGGCAACATCACTTATACCTACCGACCAACCGACGCAAACGGCAAACCAGTTGCAGACGCACAAATTGAGTGGCAACCATTTGCAACCGAGAACAAGAGTTTGAGTTTGAAAGAGCTGTTTGATAACGTCAACAAGAAGATTGATAGTGCCTATGGCGTTCCAGCGTCTTTGCGTGGTGTAAATGACAACAACACATACGCCAGCGTCAAAGTTGACCAGCAAATCTTAATTGATAACGTCATCGAACCGATGATTATGAAAATCTGGGGTAAGTTTACGCATGAATTAAATCGAATAACAGGTGGCATGGGTGTCGCTATTACAGCAGAAGTTGACCGACCAGACGTTGCTGACGAGGACTTAGTTAAGTCGCAAGCTAAACAAGTGGACGCTACGACTATCAATACAATGCTACTAGCTGGCTTTAAGCTAGAAAACATTGTTAGTGCCTTTGGTATGCCAGATGATTACAAGCTACTTGGCAACCCTAAAGCTATACCAGAAGAAGATAAGCCCGAAGTAGTTGAAATACCGCTAAAAGACACTCCAGAACAGCCAATTGACAACATTGCTCGCAAGCAACTAAACCCACGAACACGAGTGAAATACGAAAACAAGCTGGCTGAAGTGGTCAGAAACCGCATGGAAGCCCAAGTAAACTACATAATTGACAATTACAACGCCATCAGCAAGGGCAAAGTGTCTGGTTTATCTAAAGCGGTGAGCATAAATAACCCGATTGAGAGTAGCGATGACGATTTGCTGACAGTCGAAATGCTAGCGGTGCTGGTTGCTTGCCTAAAACAGCAAGGCAAAATCGAGCAAGCCAACAACATCATGCTGGCACTCGAATCTGGTATATCAGTTGACAAAAACTTGCCATTTGAGTTATCGAAAGCCCAGTATGCCGTTTACAAAGACCGAGTGGCTAAAGTTGCAAGCGGTTACAACGCTGAAACAGCCCAAAAGATAAGGGATATTATAGACGATGGGCTAGTAAATAACCTCACATCACAGCAAATCAAGGACAATTTGAGCGAGATTATTACAGAGGAGTGGCGTATCAACCGCATTGCCGTTACGGAAGTCAGCAAATCGGGTGCAGACGCTAGTTTATACAGCATGAGAAATATCGCTGAAGCAACAAATACGCAATGGCAGATGGTTTGGGTAGCTGGCGGGCTAGAGCCATGCGAGTTTTGCTTGTCTATGGCTGGAACGTCAGTCGGGATAGAGGACAGCTTCAAAGAAGTCGGCAGTTACGTTGAGGGCATAAATGGCGGGCTAATGCCACTAGACTTTGAGCCAGTTACAGGCGGTGATTTGCACCCGCATTGCCAATGTCATCGAGAATACAGGAGAATAACGTAGTGGACTTTAAGTGTAAACATTGCGACAGATACTTATTCAAAATCATGGGGACTGTGGTTATTGAAGACATGCCTTGCCCGAAATGTGGGGCTCACTTGAACGTTAAGATTATCCACGACCACATGAGCGACATCAGGCACAAGTTTATAAACGTTGAAACGCCACCAACAAAGGAGTTAAAGGCAAATGAAAGCAATTAAAACAAGATACGGGGCTACTGTTGAACTGCTGATTAACAGCGATGACGACACCGCAGACACAGCTACTCTGACAGTCGGGCTTGAGGGCGTTACACCGATAATCACTAAAACAGCGTCGTTTGCAAGCGGAGTGGCAGATGTATCGCTAACTGACACCGATACTGCAATCCCGCTAGGCGAGTATAAATACCAAATCACAGTCGAATATACCGATGGGCGTGTTAAGAAGTTCCCAGAGCCAAATACCTGTGGCGGTAAACTACCAATTTTTGAAGTAGTAGAAGCGTTAGACAGCCAAGAGGTTTCGTAGATGTATGAAATAACTCTCGTATCGGCTGACAACAGCATTGTTGTTACAGAACGACAGAGCGTTATTAACATTACGCAAACGCCAATCACTATAACAGTCGAGCAAGTCGGGCGTAAAGGTGATACTGGCGACGCTGGGGCTGATGGTGCAGATGGGGCTGACGGAACACCGATAGAACTACGCACGACCTCAACATATATTCAATGGAAGTATATTGATGAGCTGACTTGGAATAACTTAGTTTTGCTTTCAACTCTCAAGGGGGCAAAAGGCGATGATGGGGCTGATGGGCTGAAAGGCGACAGGGGCTACACGGGGGCAAGCGGTAAACAAGTAGAACTACAAGTATCTGCTGGTTATATCCAATGGCGTTATGTTGGTGAAGCGTGGGAAAATCTATACCCGCTTTCTTTGCTAAAAGGCGACAAGGGTGACAGGGGTTATACTGGCTTAACTGGCAACAACGGCAACGATGGGGCTGATGGTAAAGAGGTGCAAATACGCACGACTGTCGGCTATATCCAATGGAAATACGATACAGATGTGTTTTGGACTAACCTAGTTTCGCTGGCAAGTCTAAAAGGCGATTCTGGCACAGAAGTTGAGCTAAGACAATACAACGGCTACTTACAATGGCATTATGTTGATGGTATCTGGGAAAACTTGCTACTGTTGTCAGATTTACAAGGTGCAGACGGCACAAACGGGGCTGATGGGCGGGGCATAGTTTCAGTTACTAAGATAAACACAGTCGGGCTTGTCGATACATACAGGATATTATTCACAGACGCTACTACTTCGACGTTCACAGTTACCAATGGCACAGTAGGGGCAAATGGTAGCAATGGAACAAACGGAGCTGATGGTGTCGGGATAGCGTCAATCACTCTCAATAGTTCAGAACCGCCTGTTGACCATTACATGATTACATATACAGACGCTTCAGAAAGCTATTTTGACATAACTAATGGCGTTGATGGCACAAACGGAACTGATGGCTACACCCCATATATTGAAGCTGGTAACTGGTGGATAAATGGCGTTGATACTGGCATTGTAGCAGAGGTAGATATTACAGCTTTTGTCCCATACACAGGTGCAGACCAGACCTTAGATTTAGGTGCAAATAGTTTAATAGTTAGTTCAGTAGTCAGCCCAACAGATTCTCCATTAGAGTTCACTGTTGGCGAAGCTTCAGAAGCCACAGATGGCGAAGATGTTACTTTTACGGCTGGTTTTGGTGGAACTGGTGATACGGCTGGCGGGGACATCATCTTTACAGCGGGTGGTAAAAGCGGGGCTGGAGTTGATGGGAAACTGGCTATTCAAGACCCAACTTCGAGTATTCGTGCGAGCTTTGATACCTCGACCCTTACGACCATTGCTAAGACGTTCACGTTTCCAGATAAAGACGGCACATTTGCCATGCTTGATGATGTCCCTAGTATTGCTGGCTTAATATCAGACATTTCAGGGCAAGACTTATCAACAGCCGACAATACGACATCTGCGTTTATAACTGCTGGCGATATACCTGCTGAAACCGACCCTGTGTTCACAGCTTGGGACAAAGACTACGACGACTTATCGAATAAGCCAGATTTGTCTAATCTACACGCTCCAAGTTCAGACAACCAAGATTTAAGCGGTTACGCACTAACAGGGCATGACCATACAGGCGTTTATGCTCCAGTTTTAGGGGACGACGACAACTACGTTACTGACGCTGAAAAATCAGCTCTGCACGCACAGAACACCGACACTATGTTACCTATTACAGCCAGCCCGACTACGCAAACGGGTTCGGGTGTCAAAGTCGCTATGGAATATGGCGAATCAATTACGCTGGGCGACCTACTTTATTACAAGTCAGACAGCAAGGTTTACAAAGCCGACAGCACATCAATTGCCACAGCCAAACTACCATGCTTTGCAATAGCCCTCTCAACTGCGTCTAGTGGCTCACACGACGTTTTGTTGCTTGGAACATACAAAGACTCAACTAAGTGGACAGGTGGCACAGCGTTGACTGTGGGCGGTGTCTGCTATATGTCAACGACGGGCGGGACTACGCAAACACAGCCCGCAACAACCGACAATGTTATACAAGTAGTCGGTATTGCAACTGCAACTGACACGATTTACTTTAAACCAGACCTAACCTACATAACGAGGACTTAAAATGGCAATATTTTACCTTGATAGAGCAAACGCAGTCAGCGATTCGGCTAGTGCAACGCCATACGGCTTTTGGAGTTCTGCCTACAATGGCGGTTCTGGCACGCAACCAACAGAGGGAACGGCTGTAACTGGTGCGACCTCTAACGCTACGGGAGTAATATCTTACGTTGTAGTGTCATCTGGGACTTGGGCTGGCAATAATGCTAGTGGGACTATCTATTTCAAAGCACAAAATGGGACGTTTCAAACTGAACAAGTCAACGTTACAGGTGGCGACCATTTTCACATAACAGCAAATTATGGCGTTGTTGCGTGGAAAACTATAAAAACAGGGGCTTCCGCAGTAAGGATAACGGCTGGCGACACAATCAGAATTGCCAAAAGCCCCGACCCGACGCTAGTCGGAACGGCTACTTGGACTGATAACTCGGCAACAGTTACGCTCGATTCGGCTGTAACACAGACAATCTGCAATTGCGAAACTCAATGGACGGCTTCGGCTAATGTAACAGCAACAGCAGACGCAACATTTTACAGAGAGGGAACAAAATCAGCCAAAATTAGTGTAGCGTCAGGGTTCACAACGGGGCTAGGGGCTTACTTTGCACTCCCATCGACACTAGACTTATCTGCTTACCAGCAATTATCATTTTCAATTTTGATATACACAACCTACTTGCCAGTGAACACCATGAGGATAGATTTATGCACAGGGGCGGACGGAACTGGTGCGGTAGATAGTTTCGCTGTTAATGACGCATATGGTGGAGAACAAGAGCTGGGCTATTCGACAACCAACTGGCAAGCGATAACCCTAAATAAGGGTTCGGCTATGAGCAGTGGCATAAACTCGATTGCAGTTTATTTCACAGCAGACCCGGGAACTAATATCTTTTACCTTGATAACTTTATTGCTTGCAAAGCACCAACGTCTAATGACAGTTTAACTCTAAACTCGCTCATCTCTCAAAACTCACTAGCGACTGGCGGAACAAATGCGTGGCAAGCGATACGTTCGATAGATGGCACAACAGTTATTTTAGATGGGGCGAACGTAACTAACGAAGCTTTTAACAAATATGTCGGGACGACGGCTTCAAGCGTCAACACCTACAAGCGTGAAACGACTAAGCTGAAATATAATCAAGCCGAAACAGTTAATGACACTGGCACAGCGGGGAACTATATAACATATTCAGGCGGTTGGAATCCTGCTACTGGTGAGCAAGATGGCGAAACATTTTATGATGGTCAAATAGCTACGACCACTGGGCTATACGTGGCAAGTGGGTTTCCTTATATAGCTGTCGAGAGGTTAAGTTTTGTCAGATGTCTATATGGGCTTCGGATAACTGGTAGTTCAGGACCGACGAGATATACGGCAACCCAAATATCAAACTGTTCGTCTGATGGTTACATAAATGACAGTAATAGTGCCACAATTGACCCATCGCTAATCACTGTTGGGCATATCGTGAATAACAAAAGTGTTACTGCTGGGCTTAATGGCGTGCCACATGAGGGAATAGTCGATGTTGATAACATATCTGGCAATGGTGGAACGGGTATGATAGCTCAAGGTATGCGTAACCTAAACGTTACCCTCGGCAAAGTCAGGCGTAACGCTACTTATGGCGTGCAACTTGCTAGTGTTGTGACTGCAAATGGTTTGTGGACGATTGATGATGTGTCGAACAATCTAAATAGCGGTGTGAATGTATCTGGGAATAACAACAAACTATATATAAACACTACCCAAAGTAACACTAACTATGGGGTATTGCTTCAATCTACGGCTGGTAATAATACCTTTTTCAATACGACAATCTCTGGCAACACGTCGGTAGGAGTCCAAAACCAGTCATACTACAAAAACTACTTCCACAATTGCTTGTTTGACCAATCAACCGAAGTATCTACCACGACAGTGAACTATACTGGTAGCCAAGTTATTTCGACTAAGCATGACCAAACTGCGGGTTCGCACAAGATATTCATGGAAGAATGTGTTGCTAAGACACAGACCGACGTAAGGCACACCGCTTCAGGCGTTGCTTGGCAAATATCACCAACTAACGCAACTAAAGTATCAGCATACTTCCCCGCGAGATTATCAATTGCTAAAGTAGCAGTAGGGGCAAACGCTGAAGTAACAGTTTCAGCTTGGCTCTATCGGGACAACGCTGGTATAACTGGCAAATTATTCATGGGTGGCTACCAAGTGGCTGGGCAAGATACTGACTTATCTGCTACGCTCACCGACACAGGTTCTTGGCAACAGTTATCATTCACATTTACACCGACAGAAGCGGGGGTTGTTGATATTGAAGTGTTGGCTTATGGCGGGACTACTTACAGCGTCTATGTTGACGACTTAGAAGTGAGTCAGGCATAATGGCACTCCCAGTCCCAGATGACACGTTCGTTTCAATAACCAATGGCATACACAATGTCGTTGAAGCCAAAGCGTTGAGCATAGAAGACATGAGCCAAGTATCTATTACAGACGGCATAATATGGATAACTGCTGTTTCAGGGGCTACAAGTGCCATCAAAACAATAAACGGGCTTGCTAATGCTTCAGTCAAGACAATAATCGGGCTGGCTAGGGCTAGTGTCAAGACGTGGCAGGGGTTGCCTTGATGACACACCCTTTGATGAACTGATATAATTAGTATAGACAAAGCAATGAGCTATAATTGCGTTTCTACGCCCAAATGCTCGCCAAGTCAGGTAAACTTTAATAGTAGAAAGTTAAATTATGGGAAGTGAAACCAAATCTGATTTAGCGAGCAAAGTCTTTACGGCTCGGCTCGAAACTAAAGCAGTTGAGGGAGAACGCACCATTGTAGCTGTCGTTAGTTCAAGCAACTTCGATAGAGATAACGAGCGAGTAGATGTTACTTCGTTACGTTTACCACTAAAGGGTGGTGGCTATATTGTGGCAAGGGATTTAGTTGGCGATGAAGCCATCGATATTCCAATGCTACTAAACCACAGCTTTGACGTGGAAGATGTAATTGGTAGCGTCCGCAAAGCGTATCTTAACGATGTGAACGAACTGGTGGTAGAGTTTGGCATTTCTGGTCTTGCTAAAGCACAGGATATGATGACCCTTATTGATGAGGGACACTTAGACAACGCTTTTAGTATCACCATGAATGACTTCACTTACGCAGACCAAACTATCTATAATGCCGAAATCATCGAGATTTCAATGGTATTTAGAGGTAGCAACAAAGACGCTAGAGTGTTGGCGGTCAAGTCCCTAATAAAAGGAGTCGAAACTATGGCTGATGAAGCTGTAACTGAAACCCCAGTTGAAGAAGTGCTGACTGACGATACAGCAGTAGTTGAACCAACTGAAGAAGCGGTAGAAACACCCGTTGTCGAAGCTGAAGCTATTGCTGAAGAAGCAGTTGCCGAAGTCGAAACTGAAGATGTTTAGTCGGCTGACCAAACTACCAACACGTCCTACGTTTGTGTAAGCTTCCAAAATATCAGCACTAACAA